AATGCCGTTTGTATCTCTGCCCTTATCTAGGAAAGGTATCCCTATATACTTATTATTCCACATTAGAACATCCCTGGAAAATATGCTGGAGTAAATGAATGCATTGGGAACGGTTCACGCTCATAATCGATCATTGATAAATCAGCTGTTACTGAGTCAGCATTGTAGCTAAAACTACTAATATAAAAACCGTTAAAAGTGGCTTCTACTGTGTCAGGTGTTTTTGATAGTACCAGTTCCATCTTTACTTTAGGTGGACCTACAATAGTTCTAACTATAGGTATTACATATTTAGTAACATCTCGCAAAACTATTGAACATCTTGGAGCTTGTGCCTCTTCTTCAGTAGGTAGTGAAATTTCCATTGGTAGAAACATAAAGTCTTGACTACGGCTTGTTACACCATACATTACTTCATCTGCAGTCTCACTAATGCGCTTTGTAAAGCCGTCGGCAAGTCTGGTTACAACGGTAGTTCCATCTGCGGGGTCGTACACAGTCAATAAAAATAATAAGTCACTATCAGCTTCAGGCGAAAATATAGCCTTAATAGCTTCCGGTGACATTGTCGTTAATCTACTCATGGTAATATTTCAAACTGTAAAGACACGTTACAATAACCTGGGGCAAGGTACGCAGCATTAAAAAGCGCACCATCTCCTTGAGGTACTATACGTGCTTCTACTACAGTACCTTTGCGTGGGTGTGGAAATCCAAATCTAGCTGTACCGCGTAATGTATTTGTAATCCACGTCTCTAAAGTTCCTACTTGTACATTTGTCATAATAAAGGTTAGTTGCATAGTATCAGATCTGCGACCACGATATCTTTGTTTTGCAGGGCCAGCATCCATAGGAGTCCTTAATATAAGTGCTCCTATAGATTCTGAAAAACCTTTTTGAGGTACTTGTGGAAGTGTTGGCTCCCAAATATAGCTATATGCCATAATTATCTCCTAATTAACTGAGGCTGAAGTCCGAAAGTTCCGCGTATTGCTTTTTGTGAAGCACTACCATTTCTAGAAATTTCACCTGCAGTCATATCCCCTATAACAACTTCGATTTTACGGTTGCCTCGGCTGTCAACAGTTTCTTTAGTTTCTGCTTGTGCCGTAGAATAGTTGTTAACAACTACATCAACATTTCCACCACCACCTGCGCGAACTCCAAGGTTACCGTTACTATCACGCTTTAGGGGCATGATGGCTTCTGGTCCTGCTTCACCCATTAAACCTGTACCTTGTGCAAACTTAAATAATGTTGGAGAAGCTACTACAGAGTTAGTAAACATTCCGCCTTTAGCAAAAGTTTGAAGCCCTGTGTCAAATACGTTACCCTTTGCAGAAGGTACATATCCTGCCTGAGTGCCTGTCATAGAACCTGTATTACCCATGTTTCCAAAAATACTACCAATGAAATTCATAAATCCTGGTTTAAATGCGGCTGACATCATTATAGCTTGTTGCTGCATTTCGTAACGAATTAAACCTTCAATAAAACTGTCTATCATACCTTTAAAGTTAAGCTTACCAGTTTTAGTAAATTCGATAACAGCATCTGCCATACCCTCAAAACTGTTTTTAAGTATGTCTCCGTATTTAAGTTGTCTGTCAGTTAAATAGTCATCTAAACTTTTGGTTTTTTGTTTTGCTTCGTATACTTTATTTATTCCTTCAACTTCTGCTAAATAAGCATAAGTAGCTGCCTCTCTTTTAGCATTAATAGAGTCAATATTACCAGAATTTTTAGGATCAAGTGCTTGTTTTGCTAAGTCTAATTGCGTTGCAAGTAAGCTATTTTGTAACTGCTGTAACTTAATGTCACGCTCTTTCATTGTTTGCATTCTATTAATTGTTAAAAGCTGTTCGCGATAGTTATCTGTAGTAATTACCCCTAAGTCAAGTTGATTTTGCAGAACTTCTTTTTGTATATCAACTAAAGTATTTTCGGTTTCATTTCGTATGCGTGTTAAGTTTACTTGGCTCTCTAAACTTTGAATAATTTGATCCATTGTTTGTAAACTGACGGCTAATGTATTTTCACGAGTACGTTCTGCAGTTGCCGTTTTAGTAGTAGTTACAAATAGATTGTCTGCAGTTTGCAGCTGTCTTCTAGTATTCTCCTCAGTTCTTAGAGCTATATCGTAAATTTCCCACCATTTTTCTTGTTCTGCTTTTTTCTCAACAACAAGTGTAACAGCTAATTCTTTATAACTGTCTAAAGTATTGAGGCCGCGCTTAAGAGAATCTTCTTGTTGAATATATGCCTCTATTATAGCCTGTTGATCTGCTAAACTACTGTTTCTAAAAACCTGGCTTTTCATTTCTTCTTCTTTAGTAGCAGTTACGTTCTTTAGTATATCTTCAACAGTTTTCCTAGTCTTATCATAAGTAAGTTGAACACCAGTTACTTCAGCAGCAAGAATATTTGATTTTTTCTGATCTTGTAATTGAGCAACTTGTGCCATAGTACCTTGTTGTTCTTGCATAGCTTTTAAAGATTCAGGTGATTTTTGTATATCTCCTGCTTTAATACTTTTGCTAATATTAGTACTGCTAAGTAGTTTCATTCTAGAATCTATTTCAGATATTCTTGTATCTGATTTTACTGATTCAGCTGCTCGAGCACTTTTATCGTCTTTTAAAAGAGCTAAAGCTGCATCTCTTCTAGTTTCTATAAATTGCTTTTCACTTTGTAAACGGCTTAATTCCATTTCCTTAATTAAACGTTGAGTTTCAGTTATTTGACTAATCTGTAAGTCAATTTTTTGATTTTCAAGTCGAGCCCCAAGCTTTGCTGTTTCTGCTGTTTGAGGCAATTTATCTAGCAAGTTCTTTTGTGAACTCAGAACTGTTTCCGCCATTTTACGAGTAAAACTGCCTTCAATAAGCTCAAAGCCTTTTTCAATTGAAGCTTTTGCTGCCGCTTCAAAATTCTTGCTTAAAGCTAGCATTTCTTGTCTGGTTGCGTCTAATTTGCTTTTTGCTTCTGCTGAAGCTCCTTTTGCTTTACTAAGTGCTGGGCTATCGACATTAGAGGGAGCTTCTAATCTTCTAGAATTAGGATTAAACTCTAGTCCGTAGCCGGCAAGATTACGTTGCCCAGCTCTTAGTTTTTCAATTTTAGCTTCTGATTCCGTAAGTTGTGATTCATAACTTTTTGCAGTATTTATTAAAGCAATATATGCATCACGATTTTGCATAATAATTGCTTGTGATTCTGGGGCAAGCAATTTAATTTTACTAATATCAGTTAGTAAATCTCTTAATGTAGCTAAATTTGCTATAGGGTCTTTTAATGCTTCTGCAAAATTAAATCCTTGTGTGGCTAAATCTTTTCCAAAAACTGAGAGTGCGTCTTTTTGTATTAAAGTATTAGACAAGTCTGTGTAGCTTTTTTGTAACCCTACAAAACCATCCTTAACTCCTGATAATACTGCACTAGTTTTTTGCCCTGCTTTAGAAGCATATTCAAATACATCTGCTATTTCTGCACCAACTGCAGTCAATCTACTAGTACTCATGCTACTTAAAGACTGTTTAATAGTATCTTCAGTAAGCTCACTAACATTTAATATATCTTTTAATCTTTCTCTTGTGTCTTCTTGCATAGAAGGATCTAAAATACCTTTTAATCCTTTTGATAGTTGCTTACCTAGACTTTTTGCAAAATCATCTTGCATACTTTGTCCAAAAAAGCCTTTAATGCTATCTACAGTATTGTCCCAACGATTAGCTTCTTTATTGGCTTGTTTAAAACTTTCAGCGGTTTCTTTAAGGTTTTCAGATAAGTTCTGAAAAGAAGTAGCCATAGCTATAACCGAAGCTGTAGACAGTGAGTTTTTATATTTATCATGACTAGCAGTTAAAGCCCTAGTATTGTCATCACCTAGTTCTAAATTTTTATTAAATTTTTGTACTTCTTTGTCGTTATTGCCAAAAACATAGTTTAATGCTTGAAACGCTCCTACTAATACGCCTATTGCCATACCAATATTGCCCATTGTACCTATAAAACCCATAAGTCTTGTAGTTGCAGCAGTTACAGTTGCAGTTACTCCTGTAAATAAAGTTCTAACTGTACCTAATCTTTCAGTTTTAAGACTATCTACCATTTCACCAAAGGCAGCTCTAAACCCTACCAAGCTAGCAGTGTCTGCGGCGTTACTAATAATTGAGCTTGAGGCTGAACGTTTGCGTTGCTCTTCTGCACCTATTTGTAATCTTCCTAGTGCTGATGTTCTTCCTACTGGTTCATTTTCTTCTTTTCTTAATTTTGCTGCTGTAACAATATAATCATCTTCTGCTTTTTTAGCTTTACGTATAGCGTCAGCTAACTGATCGTAAATGTACTTATTTTTTGTTAAGCCTTTACCAGCAGCTTCTATTTGCTGAATTTGTTTTTCTGTGATGGACTGAATACCGCCTGTAGGCGTAAGAATACTAGCAATATCTTTGCGAATACGTCCACCACTAAGTGTTTTTAATTTTGCTTCTAATTTGTCAATAACTTCTGCTTTAGCATTAGCGGCAGCATCTTGCTTTGCAAGTATATCAGCTCTACGCTTTGATAACATACTTTCTGCAGTACTAATTTTGTCATCACTTACTTGTTTGCTGAACTCTGCAGTTTTTCTTAGTTCAGTTCTATAATTAACAATACTAGGGATTGCTTGCTTGATAATCATTGAGCCAAGCGCAGCTATACCCGCAGTTAAAGCTACTGGGCTAGCACTTAATAAGTCTACTAAAGGTACGAAAGCTTTATTTAAAACTTCTAAGATAGTTTGTGCAATGTTTTTAAGCGAAGCTAAAAGTTTGTCATAAGGGTTGGTAGGGATATCAATTTCGTTAAATTTATCAATACCTTCTTTTAAAACCGCGTTAGCAAAAGCTTGGCGCTTTTCAAAATCTGTTAAGCTATCTACACTTTTACCTATGCTACGTGCGTAATCTTCAGACGATTTACCTACTTTTGTAAATAAGCCTAATTCGTCTAATAGTTCTGGTTCTAGTTTAGTAATACCACGAGTTAAACGACTAACAGCGTCGCTCATATTAACACCCAGTGCTTGCGAGGCCTTTTTAGCTACATCACCAAGTTGTAAAAATTGTTTCTGAGTCATACCGCTACTAATAGCTTTAGCAGTAGCTTCCATTGACTCACGTAAGCTGATAGCCCCTCCACTAGCTTCTGTAAACTGTTTAGCTAACGCTCCCATTGCAACACCACTAGCGGCACCTAACTGATCTAAACCTTTAACCATGTTAGTGGTATCCATAGCATTGCTTAAGGCACTAAATGCTGCACTTACTGCGAATACGTTAGCAGCATAGGTAGCATATAAGCGCACTAATCCACCAAGACCTTGTGCTTGGTTTGCAAAATCTCGGCCGCTTGCTCCAGTAGATCCCATAGATCCACGAGCACGTCCGTATTCTATATTTTCACCTGCGCCAAGGCTGGCTGCAGCTGCTTTACTGCCGGATTTAGTACCGGTGGCTAAGTTCTGCGATTTTTGTAATTCTTTATTTAAATTTTTAACTTCATCAGTACGATTCTTTATACTATTCGACTGATCCTGTAAACTTAAATTAATATTAACTTGATTTGATGCCATCGTTGTTCCTCTTTAAGGTTGGTGGCTAAAACTTTTAATAGCTTGACTAGTGTACATTATAACATGCAACCACACTTTTGTCAAACCAAAAAATTTTTAACGTAAAAAAGCCTGCCAACTTTTAGCTGGCAGGCTTTTCCATCTTTTTCTTATTATTGATTTCGTCTGAACGTACAGCATCAATCATACGTACTAGCATGATTATAAACTTTTGCTCAGAAGGCTCAATCTCTGTTGCTTCTAAAACATCTTTTATTCCTATCAAAGACTTGCCTAAGTAGTTACCATTCATAGTGTCCCACTCATCTCGTAGCATTCGATAAGCATTAAATGCTTGTTGTACTTCTATTGGAAAATCTTCAAATTCCACAGGAATCTCAGAATCTAAAGGTTCTGAGCCTAGCATTTCGCACATTTCAAAATACGACTCTTTGGACATACCAAGGCCCATATTTTGAATGTAGCTGACCAACTGCGCGTTTACTTGCTGGAGTTGGTCGTCGAAAAGTTTCCCAAGTCTGAAACTTGTTCACTAATAAAACCGTCAAAATTACTAGAGTTCTTCATTAAGTACAAGGCATTTTCAGCAGTATATTCTAATTCGTCGTCTAGGTTTTGGCCTTTTAAATCAACAGGAGCTAATTGCTCAAGATAACTTAATTTAAAGCCTTTCCACCCTTTGACAGCATTTTCAACATATAATTGCAAGAACAAGTCTTCATTAAATTCTTCTGCTGCTTGGCGGTTCTTAAAGCTAGTTTTAGTAGACTTCTTACGAATACTTAAAAGTGTTTCGCGAGATAAAAATGCTAAGTCAACAACAAAACCAGGCATACCAGGGTATTCTACCTGTACTGATTTGGAGGGAACTAGCAGTGTTTTTAAAGAGAGAGTAGTCATTTTATAATAATAAGTTTAAAAAGAGAGACTGGAGATCAGCCCAGTCTCTATAAAAGTGCAACTGTTAATTAAACTGCTGCGCGGTAAACGATACTTGCTTCGTTAGACTGTGTAATGTCGTAACCAGTACCTGTAAAGCCTTGAGCTGTAAAGTTAATTGTTGTAGAAATAACTTGCTCTGTGTTAATTGTAGGAATCTGCAACATAGCCGCAGGTAACTTGATTTCAACACCAGTAGGATTTGTACTAGGTCCGCCCATTTGTACATTAATTGTAAACTTAGGGTCTACTGTAGTTGCTGAATTAGCTATCAAGTCAGATAACAGTCCGCCACTTTCAAGACTACCTGTTTTTAAGTATGCATTAATAGTACCAGTAATAGCGCGTGTACCAGTAAAGTACGTGATTGGTAAATTAACTGTACCTAAGTTAGCAGGTGTCAGATATGTTAAGTTATTAGCAAAAGTTATATTTCCGCCAGTTAAAGCAATTGTATAAACATTACCAACATTAGCTGCAATTACAGCAGTAGCTGCAGCTCCTGAACCACCGCCACCAGAAATAGTAATTGTGGGAGCTGTTGTATAACCATATCCTGCGTTAGTAATAGTGATACCAGTAATAGTAGAGCCAGTAATAGTTACGGCACCAAGAACAGCTCCAGTACCTGCACCTAAAGAGCCAAGAGTAGCTGTAGGAGCTGTAGTATATCCAGTACCAGCTGTTGTAATAGCAATACCAGTTATTGCACCGCCGCTAACTGTTACAGTACCTACTGCAGTTACACCGCCGGCAACTGTAGGAGGAGAGAATGTTACGGTTGGAGTTGTGTATCCAGTTCCACCAGTAGTAACTGCTACAGCACTAACACCTCCACCAGATAATACGGCCGTACCAGTGGTTGTTACACCGCTAGCAGGTGCAGCACTAAAAGTTACGGTAGGAACAGACGTATATCCAGAACCAGCAGTACCAACTGTAACGCTAGTCACAGCACCACCAGCAGCAGCAACAAAGTCATTGATACCATCATTAACAACTAAAGTACTTAACTTGTTAGTAATATAACGAGCCGTAGTATTTTTAGCTAATGCTTGGTCAGGGGCCGTGTTATCAAAATCTGTTCCTGAGAAAACAACTGGACTAGCAGTATTAGCTTGTGCATCTGATAACACACGAATTGCGGAACCTTTACCAGCCCAGGCCACTGCCGCAATAGCGTCAATACCAAAGTCAATAGTTGCAGAATCTAGTGCGCAGTTATCGATAACGTAGCCGGCATTGTCAAACAATATAATTAAGCCAAAAGGCAGTAATTGGTGCTTGTTAGAATTAGTAAAATCAACAGTAGAAGAACTTGCTCCTGCTGTCCAAGCAGCACCTGCGGCGCCAATGTTAGCTGCACCACCGAAAGCATTCCATAAATAGGCTTCTTCAGCAGTAATCAAACTACCATTATTATGTGGTCGAATATAGGTAGAGAAAGTAAAATCTACTGGCTCTAGTGCAGTGTTAAAACTGCGTTGACCACGTACAGGAGCTGCCCCTGCTTCATTTAGTGTAACTGTATCTACAGTAGTATTTTGTGAAAAGCTCATGCCTTCCAATACTTGAAGTTCAAAACAGTTTGTTGTAGACATGCCGCTTGCTGCATCTTTTAATGCACCAATTTTTACACGGCCAAAACTGTCAATGTTAGTAGTAAAGAAGACTCTACTATTACGAATTAAATTAACTGCTGCCATAGTTATTCCTTTTAGTTGGTAACCTAGCAGTACGCTTACTAGACATTTATCTGTATTGGTACTATTTGGTAATTAGAGTGCATAACGCACCTGTAAATTTATTTCACCGACGCCATAAGGACTTAGCAGACCTTCATCGGTTGTTATTGACTGAATTAATATTTCAGTAGTTGACAGATTATTAGTAGTATCATATACTAATACTCGGTTAGCGTCTATTACGTTTTCTAAATCGTCTAGTAAGTCTTCAAGTAATTGTTGCGCTTCGCTTTCGCTACGAACATAAACTTTGACACTGACGTTTAGATGCCCCCAGGTAAAATCTCCTGGTAGATATTCTCTTAGTTCTGACCCTGGAGTAAGGTATACTGCAGGAAAATCCTGAATCTCATCCCAGAATTTTAATTTAGGGTAGCTATTATCAGACAAGTCACTTTTAAACCTACCAGTTCCGTCGATTACTTTAAATTTTTCAGCTAACGCTGTTACAATACTTGTTCTTTTTGTCATAGTGATACTGCCCTTAAATTATTAGCTACCGCTTGTGCAGCAATTTCTCTTATGGATTTAGAGATTAATAGTTTGGGGTCTCTTGTTCTTGGTGATGATTGACGACCACCATTGCTAAAAGTTGCGTAAGGGTTCTTCATATAAGAATAAAATACCGTAATCATGCCTTCTCTGCTCATAGTTGCGTGTTCTGCTTTAACAGTACTAGCAAATCTGCCCGTTCTATAGTTCAAAACATTCTTAGCGGAGCCGTCACCCATATTAGCACTAATTACATCCTGTAACTGGCTATTAATTAAATTAGTTAAACTAAGTAAACTGGTTTTAGCTAACATCGCACCTTTTACTTGTTGTATGTTATTTTTTTGTTTTTTAATTTGCTGTTTATTTGTCTGAGCTTCTCTTAAAGTTTTCTTTAACTTTTTCCTATACTCAGACTTTGCCTTTTCGTCTACATAAGCCGTAACTATTTCGTTAGGTAGCTTAATTTTTGGACTATTAATTTGCTTAGGATTTTTAGGTTTAACTCCTAAAGGTTCTAATAGTGTATCAACTATTAAATCCCTCATTGTAGGAGAGCTTTTAAAATCTAAAATTTCACTACTAGAAAAATTAGCATCTTTGCTTAATATATCTAGTATTCCTGCTAAAGCTTTGGCTTGTGTGGACTGAGGATTTACTAGTGCACGAATACCTGTGCTTCCGCCTTTTTGTCCCGATAACCTTTGAACTAACTTAGCACTAGCGGCGTTGTCTGATTCTGACTGTAGTTCAATAAGAAAATTAGTAGCACTTTTATTATACTTTAAAAATACTGGACTAGTAAGTGTTTTTAACTCTGCAGACTCAATATCCAGCTTCTGCAGATGAAGTATTAAATTGTCTAAGAATCCTAGTGCATAGTCTGCTTCATCTTCTGACATCATAGGCATATCGCCTTTAGTCATATAATTATAAAGCTCGTCTCTAGCACCTAATACTGCTCCAGTCATCATACCATAGATATGGCCTTTAACCATACCCATTTCTTTAAACTTGGCGCTTGTACCGCCTCCAAGATACTTATCTAAAGTTCTTTCCACTCCGTCTTTAAATGGCGTTTCTGGAAATAGTATAAAAGTTTTACCATCTACAACGTCTACAATAGGTTTTGAAATATCACTATTTCCAGTAAATTGTTGCTGTAAATTTTTAAATGCTTGGCTAACGCCTAGTTCGGCTGCTTTAGATTCTGATACTACAACCCCTACGTTTCGGCTAAGACCTTGTGCTTCAAGATCTGCTCGGTTTTTGTTAAACCAAGTTTTATTTGTAGTTACGTAACGACTATAATCAGCGTAGTCAGCTGCATCCTCAGAATTTCCACTCTTTTTCTTATCTCTAAAAAACTTAATGAAATTTTCTGCACTCATGTAAAGTCCGCTACATATTGATCTAAAACACGTTTAATTGGTGCAGGTAAATTTGTAGATGAAACGTAATTGATTTGTGTAGTGTTAGGGTTTAAGTCACGGCTACTGTGTACAGCACCGTTATTACGCGAGTAGTATTCAATTAAGTCTAATACTGCTAATTTTAAGTCACCTGGAATTGGGTCGTAACCACCAAAGTAACTTACTTTATATCCGTTAATTGCTTCAGGAAATACACTGTAACCTATACTAACAACAGAATCGCCTCTTATAACCCAGTCTGTGAATTTTGTTAAAGTTGTATAAGTCTTACCATAATCTGAACTATACTGCACTGATGCAATTGTTACAAGAGGACTTTCTTTTAGTAAAAGCTCTTTAAAGCCACCATCAAAATATTCAATCTTTATATCGCTGTAGAAATCTACAAAAGTGCGACGGCAGTATGATTTAACCAAGTCACTGACTTTAGGTATTAAGAAATCAATTTCTGCGTCTGAATTTGTGCTGGTAATCCCCATGTAAGTTTTGTATTCAGATTTTGTTACTAAATCTATTGCCATAAATACCTCACTTGTTTTATAAAGGCACATAATACCTTTATAAAACAAGACCCCGAAGGGTCTTGTTAAACTTATTTAGCTAATTAGGCTATGTAAGTAAGTTTTGCAACTCCATTACCATTATTAGTAGTAACTTGAGTCATACCTGTACGGAGGCTAGCCACCATAACACGACGCTGTGTTTCTACCAATTCTTGGGTGTCGATACGCAGACCACGCTGATTACCAACTAAGAAATTACCTGGGTTAATTGCAATAGCACCAGCAATAGTACCAGTTGCTGCAGGTGTTGCATATTCAGCAGACACTAACACTGGGCTTCCGCCGATTTGACCAATTTGACCAGTCAATAATGTAGCTTGTGTGCCGACTTGATTCATTGTTTGGAAGATTGGATCATCCAACAATTGATAATAAATATCGGTATTAACAATATAAATTACTTCTTGTGGGTCAAGACCCCAAGCACCTAAACCTTGACGTAATTTACGCAAGTTAGCAACAGTAACACCAGTAGTACTTGCTAAAGAGTAGGTGACTTGACCTGTTCCAGCACCTGCCCAGTTAGAGATTCCTTTAACAGGATCAGCACCAGAACCAAGACCTAACAAGAAAGCCTTGTCAACGGCGCGAGCAACACGACGGATCATACCATCACGAATCACGGGCATCAAAGCGATCAAAGAATCTTCTTCTTCTTCATATGCAGTGTACTCATTAGTAGCAACTTTATATGCATTCAAAGTAATTTCTTTGAGTGTGTGGTTTTGTGTAGTACCAGCAGAAGTAGAAGCACCAAAACCAGTATTTTGAACCCAAGTTGCAGTACCTGCTTCTGGGTTAACTGGCATAGTCATTACGTTAGTTTGCATAGCAATGTTGCGGAAGATAGGAGCAACAACTAAACGACGACGAATCTCATTTTCCATGTTTAAAGAAACTTCTAATTCCCAGATACCGCTTGGTAAGTGGTTAGTATTAGATGTAGTAACTGAAGCAGGAGCATAAGTAGCAGCTTTTTCAATCAATGCACGGCCAGTGCGTGTTTCTTGAACAGGCTTACCGGTCATCTTAGATAGCAAGATTGCTTTTTCTTTTTCTGCATAGGTAATGTCTTGATTTTTTGTGTCAGCAAAAGACATTTTTGACTTTGTCATGGCTTCAATTTCAGCAGCTTTTTCTTTCAAAGAAGCTTCTAAACCAGCAATGACTGATTTTGTTGATTCATCAGCAGTAGCAAAACGCTTCTCAACTTCGGCCATCAAGCGCTCAGCACCTGTGTCACCTGTAGAGATAGAAGCAACAGCGGCTTTAACGCGTGCATCTAATTCGGCTTCAGCTTTGTCAGCAGCGGCTTTTTCAGCCAATTGTTTTGCCTGTGTATCGGCGATGGCTTTAGCAGTGAGCTCAGCCGCTTTGTTAGCTGCATCAGCCAACATTTGTTCTAATTGTTTAGGATCCATTTCCCATTCCTTTTTAATTTCGCCGATTGCTTCCGTTGAGGATTCTAGCCCTTTAGCTGAATCGCTTTCGGGTGCAAACTGCTGTTTGAAAGATTTAAATTCTTCGGCTGTATCAAACGCCTTAGAAAGACTAAATAGTGTATTTTGATTAGCTGGTACTGACACTACTGAAATTTCGTGCAGTTCTAGCTCTTTTACCACAAACAACTCTTTGGCTGCATCATATTCCGCATCTACGATTCGGAAGCCGATACTAAATGCCGTTAAGATGCCATCTTTTACAAGATTGAAAACTTCGTCAGCTGCTGAAGAAATACGGGCTTTAACCCATAACCCCTTGCCGTCAACTCTGTGATCTACCATCCTACCAACTGGCTCGCTATGGTTGTGATATGCCAAAATTACTGGATTCTTCAAATAATTTTGTATACCCTTTTTCCATACACTTGCTGGGACAATATCGCCTTGTCTATCAACGTCATCGGTACTTGCGTACCCTTCGATTGTTATACTAGTTGTCTCTCCGTCGGTGGTATCGCTCTTGATAAATGAACTGTTTAAAAACAGTACTTTACTTTTATCTACCATATTACCCCTTTATTGCTGATTATCTGTGGGCCTACCACCTTTCGACGGATCAGCAGCCGAACCCGCAATATTGGCGGGTATTCTTATTTCGTCATTACCAGTAATTGGTTCATAACGTAATTCTTTTCTTGCTTCATTAGCTGTAATGATGCCTGCATTGACTAAAGTCGAATGGTAAGCAGCAATATCTTTTAATTCTGGTTGCATTGCTGATACTGAACTAGTAACTGCTTCAATATCGTATCCAAAGTATCGTTCTAGGCTTGATGTAAACTTGCGAACAACTGGCATAACTGTTTCTAAATAAAATAATCGTAGATTAGGCGAGATGTTAGCATTATTTCCACCAGCTAATAAAATAGGTGGAATACCTATACATTGCATAATTAGTTCGTTGTGTGTTTTTATTGATTGATCAAAATCCATGTCTTTGAAGTTTTGATTTGATACTTGTGCAGGTTTCAGTCCCGAGTCTAAAATAACTGGACGCTTACCGCCTTGTTTAGTTGAATATTTCTGTAACCAGTATTGAATTGTTTTTTCTTTTGCAATCTGTGAAAGCGTATTTTCGCTAGTTAAAACTAAACCGAATACAGCTCCATTTTCAAAGAAGTTCTCTTGAAACTCTTTCATTGCATAAAGTGTAGCAATGCTTCGTTGGGCTGCTTCTAAGCGCGAAGCGCCGCGATATATACTCTGGCTATTAAGATCACGAAAGTGAAAGACTTCCTGTTCCTTAAAATCAACCATTCCGTTGTAACGATAACCACGGATAAATGTTTTTACATCAGTTAAAATCTCTACGTTTTGTGCTGGTAAGTGGTACATAAATACACCATCAAAGTGTATGAATACATTACCTTCTAAGATTAAATCTGTAAAGATTGACTGACGAAATTCTTGGGTGCTTTGATAAGGGTTGGGACGAAAGTTCAAAAGTGTGTTTAATGACTTTTGACGAATTCCGGCTACAACGCCTTCATTGATCTTATCTTTTACGTCGTAATCAAGTGAGCCAGCTGCATTAACAAGCATACTGACACTACGATTAACTGACTCTAGTCTCTGGAAAGCTTGACGATATGTTATCTTGCTTTCAGTTGAAATCTGTGTACCTGCTTCTTGAGCGATACGAGTTTGTGCTGGATTAAGTTTTGTAACAATCCAGTCTGTAAATCTTGACATAGTTTTCCCTTAAGTGAACTCTGAGAAAAAACTACCAAAGCTCTTTTTGGGTACAACCATATCCACAGTACCGCCAGTATGTTTTGCACGCTGCGTTTCTATCCAGTGAGCCTGTTTGGGTTCACTGCCAGGGCGGGGAGCTTTACCATAAACACTGTGTAACGCTACATGATGACGATTACAAAGGGTGTAAACTTGGTCATATAACTCTACTCGGTGCTCATCAATAAACTCATCTCGCACAGCTAAAATACCGGCATCTGTTGAAATATCGTAACCTTTAGCTTCAGACCATTTATCTAGGAGTATAGTAACTGAATGTAGGTGATGGAGTTCTAGGTCTGTGGCAGAGCCGCAAACGCAACACTCTGTTTTCTTTTCGTAGGCTGCTTTGGCCCTATCACGAACCCACTTTACAGGGATTCGCTTATTTGTGTTTTTTGCCATTATTTCAAAGTACTCCACAATTACCTAGTATTATAGCAGAACAGCAACAAAAAGTCAATGCACAAATTTTTTGTGGCATTAAACAGTATAGGTGTACAGCGCATAACGAACGGCATCAGCCATGTGACTATAATCATCATGCATAGGGCGTTCACGTTGGAGCCCCTCGCGTTGATCCCAGCGATACTGGTCAAACATCGCTCGAACGTTAGTGCAATGTGGAGCAACCTTTAATCGACCTTGTTGTAGCAAGGTCTGCACATACGCGATGCCTGGTAAGACATCTTTTTTGGCTTTGGTAGTTGAGATGTTGTATAAATAAGCTAGGTCACCTGCAAACTGTGCAGCTGCCGAGTCAATAAACGTGACTTCAACTCCGTGTTTGTTATTAATTTCAGTAAACGACGCAGCATGCTCTGCTGTCGTTTTTTCTGACATTAAGTATTCGTCGACAATATAAAAGCAATCGCGGTTCCAATCGTAAACGATAGCGCAATAAGCAGTAGCGTCTCGGTAACCAGGGTCGCATCCAGCAAACGCCTCGCCTTTAATATCTTCTGGAATGTCAATAACATCTGTATCCTGTAGTGTGTAAATCTGACCCTCAAATACGGAAAATGAGGCTAAATATTCTTGTTCGAACTCTGACTTTGACATTGATCGACGTGCTTCAGCAACGTCTGATTCAGCCATGCGAGTATTCTCAGTGTAATCAGCTTGTAGGCTGATCCACTCAGGGAAACCGGGATCAAATCCACGATTCCAAAATTGTGAAAACCAATTGTTACGACCACGAGGTGTGGAGATAAAAATAGCTTTTGCTTGTGGCTTATCCAGTGTTGGACGCAGTGCCACATTAAAGGCGGCTTCACCGCCTTCGCCTAGGGCAGCCTCGTCAAATATGATTAAGTCATATGATCGACCAACAGTACTATCAACGGTACTAAGAGAACCCATACGAATGGTAGAACCATTTGAAAGTTCGATAATTTTGTCTTTGAGGTTGTCACGTGCGACTTCGAGGTCGAAGTGTTTGATAAGTTTGCGTTGGAGTTCAAATGAGATCGAGCTTAAGTTATAGTTAGGTGAAATGATTAGCACATTGCTACCAGGAACAAGTGTAACTAGTTGGCCGATGATATTGGCAATATAAGTTTTGCCAAGCCTGCGTGCTAGTGCGGCACAGATAAACCTGTACTTGGGATCGTTGACTGCGTTGATTAGGGCAACTTGTGGGCGATTGATTGTATCGTATACATCTAACAACTTAAGATAGTTTGTTATGGGTAGCTTAATAAACCTCTGTTGAGGGTCGAACTCTTGTATAACGTCGACATTGATATCTGGTCGTGAGACTACTAACATTTTTTATTCATCTTTTATTAATATAAAACCTAAACGATCTCCACATTCACTAGCATAGAATTCGTCTTGCCATACGGGTACAATAGTTTGGGCGGTATGGTTTGCAAAGTCGTCATTGTAACGGAAGTGTACTTCTATTACTTTATCACCAATAACCTCGCAATTAAACCAAGGGTACTTGTCTGCTACTGTTTGCAGTACTGGTGGTAGTTCGAAAGTGTCCTGAACACGAGTCCAGTGCGAAAATCTGTCTAGGCGATGTGGATTGGTTTTAAACCCTTCAACTCCTAGCGTTTGCTTGCCGTAGTTGTAGTCAAAGCTTAGGTGTCTGCCTGAGAACACCTCACACCAAAAATAGCCATCAGGAATCGAGTCGCGGTCCAAGTATTCTATTCGAGCACCAACACCCATCATTTTTAGGTTTATTACGGGGCGTACTATATACTTACCTGGTTTAGGGGCTATTCCCGCTGGGCCGCAGTAGTATCCTAGTCGTTTGGCTAAAATAAGTTTATCTGCACACCAAAGGTCTTCGGGGTTGATTTTGTCGTATACATCCGCATCTCCAATCTGCGGCAACATTAAACACCTTCACCAGTGATTAAACGCTGCACTAGTTGTGAATATTTTGATCCGTCTAGTGCGTCATTGATTTGTACGTTGACTTGTTTTTGTGGGCCTGTGGCTTGTTGCGCTTTGGCTAGCTGAATCTCGCGATCCATTAAGTCCATTGACATTTTATGTGACATTTGGAGTAGTTCAGCAATATCTTTGGTGCTTCCAGTTTGTGATTCTTCTAGTTCCGAGAACTTTTGTTTGATTAGTGCATCCATGGCACGTCGCATCAAAAATCTGTTGTTATATCCTGAATCAAAGAATACTGAATCAATATATGATTTTACTTCACGTTTAGCTAATAAACTAGTTACCACTTCAGGGTCAAGATCAAGTTCTTGAGCTACGGCACGGGCGTCGTTAAGTTGGAGGTAGGCATTTGCTACTTCCAGTGCTTCCGGGGAGATACGTACGGTTTCAGCAGGTAGGTGAGTTGTCATAGAATTGTCCTTTTTATGTGATTATACCAGTTTAGGGGTACTTTAGCAAGTGTGGATTTTGGCACCTTAGGGTGTTTGGAAATTTTCCTGAAATAGGCCGTGTCGGGGGGTCCCGTAGCTATAGGTCAACCATAGTCTAATAACCGCCCCTAGTCTATAGGGATAAACACCTATGTTGTATTTACACACACTTGATTTATTCTAGGTTATTCGTGTATAATAGAATACATGATGACAAGGAACACTATGACTAACACACAAACCCTCGCCCTAGCATACGCTGAAAAATTGGTTGCCTACTACGAAACTAAAAGCCGTGAGGCATATGCTGAAATGGTTAACGCACAAAATGCTTTGGCTTACTCTGCTGAATGTGAGGCTACAGAATGAAATTCTTAACAGAATTTTTACAAGCTAGCTTGTTTGTTGCAATAACCTTTTCACCATTGTGGATATGGCTTGCGTTAATGAAACCCTTGTGATATAATAGATTTTTAAGGAGAAGTAAAGATGACTACGAAAACTGTGAACTACACGCCCGAGCAAACTGCTCGAATGATTGCTGACTACCAAGGCGGTTCTAGCGTTGAAACCATTGCCGAGACATTCGGCAAAACTGTTCGTTCTGTTGTTGCAAAATTGAGCCGTGAAAAGGTTTATGTTGCTAAGGCATACAAAACGAAATCAGGCGAGACACCGATTAAAAAAGATGTACACGCTGATTTTATCGGTGAGGCATTGGGTTTGACAGAAGCTGATACAGAATCCCTCACTAAAGCAAATAAAATTGCTTTGATGAAAATTGCTGATTTTATCAAGGCTGAAAAGACCTGACAACTAATAGGGGCTTTTGCCCCTATCTTAACTTTCCATGCTATAATAGACTTATGACAAAATTTGAAATTGCTGAAAAATATATGGCTAAACGCTATCCCTCTGTGCCTTATGCTATGCGTGAGGGTAATGGTTGCGTTTGGATATCGATGGGACTTGTTGAAATGTATTTGACAATTCGTAATGAAACTGTTGTGAATGTAGAGGTAGATTAAAATGACAGATATTCAAGCACTATATTTTTGCATTGGCTTTGTTGTTTTTGTTGCAATTAAAATTGTACTTTTAAATTGGCTAGATAAATGAATACTTTTGTTTGCTAACAGATTTGAATACTCAGGTATTCAGGTCTGCGCCGCAGCGAAGTAAGCACTCACTTCGGTTTGCGCCAAAATTATACCATAATTTTGGAGCCCGTGTCAATAGGTGTAAACACCTATGTTGTATTTTCACACACATGGTTTTTGGGCGGTTTTTGCTGTATAATTGGGGCTATGATGAAAACACAATACACACTAAAACAATTTGCAGAATTCCGCAAATTTTGCTTGCGTCATGGTTTAAAATTTGCTACAATGGCAGAATACAAATCGGCAATTAACCAATATTTCAAGGATTAAAAAATGGCTAAAATTAAAAAGGTTTCAATTTATGATATGGATGGGACAATCGTTTGTTCTTTGCATAGATATCGCACTATTGTAGATGAAAATGGTGAGAGAATTGATTTAAATTATTGGAGAGAAAATCAAGATTTAGCCTTGAATGATTCTCTGCTACCATTAGCCGAACAATATAAAATGGATTTAAAAGATGAATCGTGTTATGTCATTATTGCTACTGCCCGTGTTCTTAATACCCCTGATTATACATTTATTAATCAGATATTGGGCGAACCTGATTATATTATTTCAAGACCTGAGAATTCTAATATCTCTGGCGGTTTATTAAAAATTAATGGTTTAGCTAAATTCTTTAATTTAATTACATTTAAAGATGCTGAATTTACATTTTACGAAGATAATACAAATTATCTAAAAGCGGTTTGTGACAGATTTAATATAAGGGGTGTATATGTACCAAGTAAACAAGGGCATTAATATTGATTATGCCGAAACATTAATTAAAGATTTTTTAGCCGAAGGCTATAATCTTTATGATATTGTAGACATAATGCAAATACCCTTAAGACAGATTTTAGATATATTAACTAAGAGAA